TCGCCTGCTGCGCCGAGGTAGCCTTGGAACGGCGCGAGTGAGCCGACCAGACCGCGCTGGTAGCCGCCCAGCAAATCAGCACCGGTGCCAAACAGCGTGGTGCCGAACGCCAACTGACGCTGCCCTTGCTCTTGTGCCCGTGCGGCCAGCTCTGCATCCTGCTGTGCAAGCGCGTTGTAGTACGCCTCCATCTCTGGATTCGTCGCCGCAAGACCTGCACCACCACCTGGGCGCATACCTGTCGCACCAACCGACAAGCCCGAACGGCCTGCTTGGAACTGTTCGTTGCGTAGTGCGGCCAACTGACGCTCACGTTGTGGCGCCAAGATGTCGAGTTGCGAAGTCATGTAGCGTTGCGCTACTTGTTCGGGCGACTCGGCTAAATAACGCTGACCCAAATTGAACAGCCGCTGAGACGCGTCAGTCATCGGGGCATACAGTTCTGGTGCTTGTGCCAAGTAATCCATGCCTTGGCCGCCAGCCATACCCATCAAGCGGTCTTGGTAAGCACGCAGTTCTGGCGATACGGTATAAGACGCAGCTCTTACGCGGCCGTCTGGACCCGTCGTGAACTGACTTTGGCCAAATCGTGTCGTAATGCCTACCGGGCGAAAGCGTGCTTCTTCCGCAGCAATTCGCGCGGCAGCAATTTGCGCGTCGGCAGATGCCCGCGCGGCTCGTTCAGCAGACCTTGCCTGCATAGAGCTACCTACTAGCCCGAGCCCACCCCCTATAAGTGCGGCAGCGATAGGCATGTCATTCTCCTTTAATTAACACGTTGTCCACGTTCGCCGGGTCTTTTTCATCCGTTGCGTGGATACAGTACCAAACACAATCTTCAATCGCTTTCACGCCATGCGTGACGCCCGCTTTGATTTCAATGCACGCCGGAGCGTTCACGATTTCAATCTCTTCACCTACCAGCACTGCCACTTTGCCTTTAGCCAGAATAGACAAGTGGCTAAAGTCATGCGTGTGCTTCAAAATCGCCTGCCCAGCTTGTACACGTATTTCCTTTGCGTACAGTCCATCAGAAAAATGATGGATAAGCTGATGGTCAGGTAGTGTGTCAACAATCATGCAGTCCGCTTCCACATATACACCACGATGTACGGCTGCAAGTTAGCATTCGTAGCTGACGAACCTTCGGTGCTGATTGACGTAGCTGCGGTAATGCCTGTGGTGTTCGAGTTCGTGCTGATCTGGCTTCCAAAGCCGGTCGTGTTCTGCGCGTAATTCTGCGCGGCGCCAGAAGCTGAATGGGGACGATAGTAAAGCGCCGTGCTGTGTACGTGTCCTGGGTCAGTGACAGTCGTTGTCGCCGTGTGCGAGTGGCTAACATTAATCGCGTCTTTGGAGCCGCCAGTTTCTTCCGCAGTATCAAATGCGCTGTCGCTGGCATTCAAGCCCACCATTACGCGGCCAGCGCCAAACGCCGTCCATGTACCGAACCCTAGCAGCGTGCCAGGGTTCGTGCTATTGGTGGCATTCACATAGATCGACCCAACCGGATACAGCGCGTTCTTCACCGCATCCGCAACATCTTGCACAAATGCCGTCGTGGCTAACTTGGTGCTATCGTCTGTCGATGTTTGCGTGACTGCTGTTGTGCCCGTGGGCAGTGCAGGCGTGCCGGTAAACGTCGGTGAGGCGAGGTCAGCTTTTGTCGCAACGGCTGTGGCGATATTGTTGAACTCCGTGTCGATCTCGGTGCCCTTGACGATCTTACTTGCGTTGCCAGACGCCAGCGCGTCCTTGGCCGCAAAATCGGTAGATTTAACGTAGTTAGTCATGACACCCTTCCGTTCTTAGCTTGAATTTCAATACGCTGGATTGATAACGCTGCTCCATCAATGTCCGCTTCATACCCAGTCTGCACAATCTTGCCTGCGCCGGTAGCTTGTGCGTATAGCGTCTGCAAAGCAATACCATTAGCGTATTGAGCCACTGGCACACCGTTAGCGCCATACTCTGCTATTCCGTACTCTGAATTGCCTTGGGTTGGAATCTGTACGTTTTGCGATAAATAGTTTTCGTTAAAATCAAAACCCCATTTAATCGTAATGTACTGATTAGTGCCGCCAATCGCTACGATGGATATGCGCTTCAATATAGAGGTTATGCTTTGATCACCCAAGTCAGTGTGATTTGTGTAGTAGTACATTCGGTAGATTGAGCCGTTGTCTGTATGCCCGGTGTACTTACCGACGTAACCTGTCTTGCCGATTAATAAGTCGCCGTTGCGCCTTGCCAGCAACGCCGTCGGCTCTATGTCCGTCCAGGTAGTCACCCGCGAAGCACCGTCCTGCAACGTAGTGCGCGTGTCGAATACGTAGACTGACTTATTAGTTGGTAAAGTCAGCAAATAAAACGCGTCAACTTCTGAGTAGACGGCCTTAATGTTGGCTACGGTTTCGCCTGCGACAATACCCATCAAGTCGTTTCGGACATTCTTACTTAGGTCACGAAATGGCGCAGACTTTTCTTGAATGGTGCGCAAAATCGACCGCACGCCGCTGTTAGACAAGAACAGAACGTCGGTGTTAGTGCCTTGCACCGAATCACGCGCAATGCAGCCGATACCGATTACGGTGTCGTATAGCGACATCGTCGATGGTGCAGTCGCCCCTTGGTAGACCAGAATCTGGCGCTTACCAAAGATAAACAGGAAGCCGTTATGGGCGGCCAGCGCCACAATCTCGTCTTGTCCGTTCGGCCAAACATTGTTCACATTCAACGTACCTGACGTGCCGCCGGTGTACACATGGCCGGCTAATAGATCGGAAAACGTCAGCGTCTGTTTGTCCGACGCAGTGTTGGCAATCCACAGACGACCATACGCCGAAATGCAGACGTTGCCCAACGGCACCGTGCCCGCGTAGCCAGTCTTCTCACTGACACGGCGATAGGTCGTTGTGCTGACCGTTGGGTCGTAGATCAGCGGGTCATGCCCGGTTTGAAAGAAGTACGTGATGTTGTTAAGTGACGCGCACTGCCAATTGTTGGCCGTAATCGTCGGCGCCGTGCCGCCACCACCGTAGGTCAACTCGACAACCGCATTACTGCCGTCAAGTTTGAAAATCTTATTGTTGCCAGCAAACAGCACCGTGTACGTACCATCAGCCACCACCAGTTCATGAATGACACCGATCGGATTCGAGCCAAGATTGCCCGTGCTGGCGTTTAAGTTATCCCAACCCTTGCGCGCACCAATCCGGCCGTATTGATCGATGACGCAATTAATAGCCGTCAACGCAAAGCCCGCCGCCAAATCAAGCGGCGAGTCTTGCGTATTCAGGCCAAAGAAACCAGGCGCTGAAATGCCATAGGTTTGAATTGCTTGCGTCATGTCGCGACAAACTCCTGCATCTCAGGAAAGCGTGTGGCTTCCAACGCTATATAATCAGAAAGCATACTTCTGTACAGCGCATATGCTTCTGAGGAATTTAGGCCGCCATCTTCACCTCGTTCGACCAACGCTCTGGCGTAAGCGTTCTGCGCCACCAGTACATCCGGCACCAGCACCGACGTGCTGTCCGTCGACAATACCGCCTGTGGAACCGTTAAGAAAAACTTAATGGTGTACACACCGTCAGGCCGGCCCCACAGTTGCACTTTAGCGTCGCCGCTGTTGTCAACACCTTCAAAGCAATACTCGGTAGGCACGGCGTTTACAAACGGCTGAAGGTTCTGCTTTCGCCGCATGTCGCCCACCGTAATGTTGCGCATGACGACGTTGGATGTCGTGTTCAACGGATCGCTAGAGACGCGGAATTTCTGACCCGCGCCGGTCAACGCATACTCGTAAACACTTGCGGAAGTGGTGACAGTGACTTCAGTGCCGAGAGCGTTCCAGTCGTAGGCGTCCTCGATCTGGCGCTTGGAGTCGTTGACAAATTTGCCGATGAGCTGAGAGTAGGTCGTCAGGTTGACCGTGGTGACGGTCTGCTCCCGCAACCGAAGTAGCACATCGTTGACGAGTTCTAAGTAGGTCATTTGCTTTTCGCCTTATTCCTTGCGGAAATAGCTTTAGCTTTTGCCTTTGCGTCCGCCTTGGATGATGCGCCCCACGCATTCAAAGATAACAACAGCCTTGTCGGCTTGCCATCTTTACGCTCTGGGCCGGGCATGTTGCCCATCCTGGCGAGAAAAGAAGCTCGTCTCGGGTTATCGCCAGTTTTGACCGGCGCTTTCAGGGTTCCCCCTGTTTCTGCATTATAAGACGCCCGACCCGTGGCATTCAAGCCGCCCTTTGAATTCTGACCGGCTTTACGTTGCCACGCGGGTGTCTTCATTTTTTCCTCGGTTTGACCGTTTTAGCTGAGTCCTTAAACGCCTGCGCAGTCGGCGCGCCTTTGGTGCCCGGCTTTCTCATCTTCTCGCCGGAGCCCGCCGCAATCCGTTTGCGCTTGGCGTTGATGTTGGCGTACAGGCCGGCCTTCATTTTTTGGCCTTTTTCTTAGCCATGCCGGCCATGCTTAGACCAATCGCAACCGCTTGTTTCTGCGGGTAGCCTTCCTTGCGCAACTTGCTGATCTTGGCCGAAGCAGCTTCCTGCTTGCCTTTTTTCGTGTATGGGTACTTCTTTCCGTCGACCATTGGCATGATGTCACCCTTTAAAAAATAAACGATCTGCAACAAAAGTCATAACACCACCCACGGTAGACGCGATTGACATGCCAACCCAAAACCCACCTTTGGACTTGTTGGCCATCTCCAGCAACTGCTTAATGTCACTCCGCATGGCGTGAACCTCTAGCTGAAGCGCCTCTACCTGCGCCTCTAGTTTGCCGAATTCTCTTGGATCAATTTCTGACATGTTCTTTCCTTGGCCGACCGGGACGGCGCGCGTACTCGGGCGGCGTCATAGCAAGCTGTCTGGTTTCATCCTCCACGGGGGCGTCCTCATCAACACGGACGTATCCAGCGTGGCCTTTCATGCTGTCTATATCGTGCTGGAGCGTAAACGTAACAGTTTGCCCGCTTTGCAAACAGCGGAATGTCGCGGCCATGTTGCCTCCAGAGGTAAGTTCGGGGGCCGAAGCCCCCGGGTATTACGCCAACGAACGAACGACGACCAGACGAAGCGTAGCGGAAGCCAAATCGACTGTACCGCCAGTTTCATTCTGGAAACGGATGCTGACCGTATCGGCTGCGCTGACATACGCAGTCACAATCAGACCCGCCACGTCCACGGCCAGCGACGCGCTCAACACCATGTCGCCCAAGGCAACGCCTGGGACAGCTACGGTATCGGTGTCGCCTGCGCCGTCAGACAAACTGTCGGCGTTTAACGTCGCGCGGACGAGCCAAGTGTTAGTGTAAAGACCGCGGAACTGGTCATTGCCAGCACGGACGGTCACGGAAGTAGCGTTTGCCATGATGTTCTCCTAATTAGGTTAAAGACCCCCGGCTTTCACCGGGGGCGTTCAATTAGGCTGGAACAGCCAGAGCGAATGCCGAGGACGAGAGAGCTGCGCCAGTGGTAGCCGCAGTACGGATAGCCTTGACGCCGTACAGGGTGTCAGCCGTGAACAGGGTACCGAGGTATTCCTGCTTGTACTGAGTCTGCGAACGGATCGCCATCTGCTCAACCAGCACCATCGAATCGCGGTGACCCATCAGGCAGATACGGTCAGTGCCCGAGCTACCAGCACCGAAGTCGGCGTTGGAGGTGACGAACACTGGGATGCCGTACAGGTTGCCGATCTCACCGTTGCGAATCGCGCTGCCGTCACCGACAAATGCCTGTTCGGTGTAGCGAGCCAGACCCATCAGGGTGTTGCGTGACGACGGCGGGATGATGAAGAAACGACCATCCATTGGAGTGTCGTTGTCATCCAGACGCTGGATGGTGCGACGGATCGCAGCATCGGTCAGGGCAGCAGCGTTTGTGCTGGTGCTGTTGTACGCGGTGGTGCCGTCCGAGCCGATAAAGGCTTTGGTGGTGGTGTTGCTAGTAGCGTAGTCGTCAGTACCAACGGTCGCACCGTTGAAAGCGCGGCCGAGACGAACCAGATCGGTGTCCACCTGACGAGCCAGCGCGTAACCAGCGTCGGCAGTGTAGAACTGACGCAGCGAGTTCAGGGCTTGGGCTTCGACGATGTCTTCGATCAAGCGGCTGTACTCGTAGTGCTTGTTGATCGATACCTGGACTTCGGACTCGGTTGCAGCGATCAGGGTGACTGCGTCGGTCGATACTTTAGCCGATGCAGAGCCGCGGGTCGGTGCTGGGATGTGGACGGTGTCACCCTTTTTGCCACGGAAGTTCATCTTCATGACCAGGTTGGCCAGAACGAGGTTCTTCTTGTAGGCGGCAACGATTTCATCACTCCAAATTTCTGGAATGAAGGTTGCTGCTGTTGTTGGGGTAACGCTATTTGCTGGGGAAAAAGCAGTATTTGCCATGTTTAGCTCCTAGAGGTCAAAAGGTTACTTGACCCGCCCCTCTTGATACGCCGCCATGATTTCTTCAGACAGTGCGTCATACCGGGCTGGGTCGGTCATTTTCAGCCGAATAAGGTCAGCACGTCGGTAAACCCGTTTTGAACTCTCCCCGGTACCTCCACTGTCGACTTGCGCGGCTTTCATGGTCTGCTGGCGCGCGGCAGTTGCCTGCTGCTTGACCTGTTCACCCCGAATACTGCGCAATTCCTTGTAGGTACTAAACAATTCATTCGCCGAATCAAAATCTGCTCTAGCGTCAGCCTTTGCAAACAGCTCGATGCGCACTGGGGAAGATTTCACCCAGTTCACAAAGTCCTCACTATTGATCAACTGCTCATAGTCAGGGTGCGCTTGCGTCAGCTTTTGCTTCGTTTGCAACAGTTTGAACTGGGCGCTTGCTTCGCGAGCGGCCAGAACATCCGGGTGCGTCTCGATCGTCTTGTGAATTGCCGTTTTAGGGTCTTCAAAGAAGTCTACTTCCGGCTCTTCTTTTTCAACAGTCGTTTGCCGTGCCCCAAGGTTTTGCTTGATCAGCTCGTCGGCCAGTTTCCGCACTTCCCCGACTTCCTGCGCCTGTCTTCCGATCACCTTTTCGGCCTCTTGGTGCATCTTTACGATGTCCTCAAGCGACTTATTTCGGTACCGATCCGGTAATTCCGGCTTAGACTCCGCTACTGCGTCGGGTAGTTTCGCTTCCTCTGCCTCTAACTCGCTAGGCATCTCGGGTTCATTGTCAATCAACATGTCGTGGTTCCTTTTCCTGCCATCTTTTGGTTCCCAGGATTAAACATGAACGGGGCAAAAATGCTTATCCGTTCGCTTTGCGCTCCGATTCTAACTTTTCACGATGTTTCCGGTCAAATTGATGATACGCCGTCGGAAAATGACCAGACCACCCTTCAAGGTTAAAGTGCGGAGCAGAAATCGTGCGGCGGGCTGACTTGCCACACTTGCAACTAACTACTTGCTGCTCAAAAGTTGCCAATCTTTCAATTAATTCGCCGCTTTCGCAGAGAAATTCATACATCCTGCGCATTTAAGTCCTCGTAAGCTTGTTCGCTGACCGATTTAAGGTTTCTCAGCCAAGTCAAGATAGACAATTCGCCTTTCTTAAATTGTAAGTCTTTCTCGCCGTCAATGGTAGAAATATCCTGCAACGTCGATATGATCTTGTCAATGTCCTCCAACAGGTCTTTCCAACCAGGTGTCGCCATCATGGAGAACCGTTCTTCATAGTATTTTTGCAATTCAGGCGTCATAGCATACCGATTTGTGATGTCGTCAATGCGCTGATTTGTGCGCTGGTTAATCCATCAATCTGGGTAGACTCAAGCACAGGCTCGGCCTCAACCACAGTCTCCGGCAGCGGGTACTTGACCCACTCCTCACTAGACTGTGACCAAGACCACTTGTAGCCTTCTTCATCAGCAGGTTTAGGATCACGAATAACCCACCCCGGTGGATACCACCAGACCACCTCTTTGCCCTCAGGTGCAACAGGCTCATCAAGCACTTCAATCCAACCGTCTGTGCCATCTGTCTCTGGCTTTGGAATACTTCCGTTCTTAGAGTACATGAGTCACCTATTGCAAAGCGAAAGCTGAAGTCGGAGCCGTAAAGTTGGCTGTGTAACGCGCTACTCCGTTGGTAATTCGAAGGTCATCTAAAAAGCC